TTAATAATCTTTATATCCTTACAAATCAATTCGCAAAACTCTAATATCTCCTCAGGGCAAACACATTCTTGAAGTGGTCTTAAAATGGTTTCCCATTTGCTTTCAGATATTGGGTGTCCTAATTGCTCTGCATAAACGTTGGTGTCTACTCGGTCAAATGCTAAGACGTGAAGTGTAAATGTATAGTCAATTGTGTAATCTTTGTCTTGAAGTAATCCCGTTGTGTTGTTGTAAATCCTGTTTTTTCTCTCAGATAGGTTTGTAATAAATCCTTTTACCGGACAACATTCGTCTAGATCGGTTTGCATTTGGGATTCATTAACACCGCTATCTGTTAACGGGGCGTCGTACTCCCAACAAAAACCACACTTTTCTTCGGTGTTCCATTTGTCAAATTGTTGTTTGAAAAATCCTACGATGTCCATATCAGATTGCTATTTATTTAATATGCCCCTTGCGAATATCTATATCCTTTTGAAAGTAGATATTGGTCTCTTTTTGTTTGTTAGTAAGAGAATATTTTGTTTTTTGGTTCTTTGGTTTTAATAGCATATTTTCTTTTCTTATTAAATTATTTGGTTTGTTTGTTTTAAAAAAACCTTTTAAATAGTTTAATATTTTTCTACAAAATTTTATAATTGTTTCCATCACTTTTACCTTTTATCTAAATAGTGTGATATTGTTTTTAAGAAAACCCCTAATACATCAACATCCTCCTTGTATAGTGACAAAGATAGTTCATTTCCGCTTTCATTTCCTATGGTTATCTTAACCTTTTGAGATCCGGTGGTTTTGTGGATTGTAACATCCATTGTAGTATCATAAGTATCACAAGATACAGAATGCTTTGTTGTTGGGGTTGTGCTTTTTTCCATCACTTTCTTTTTTGTATTTCTATTAATTTCTTTTCAATCCTTTTTTCAATTGTGCTTTTGAGTTGCTTTTCAAAGCAAACTGAATAAGGTAATTGTTCAATCTCTGACCATTTAGTAACATCACCCCCCGCCAGCATATCAATTGCATTTGTGATTCCTAAAACATCCAAATCCCTTATGCCAGCCGCAACAAGCTTCATATCTGGAGGGCTAACTAAATAGCTTTCTTCCATCTTGTGTATCTTAGAGTATTGATGCTCCAGCCACAAGAATAATCTAAACCTATCCAATGGAGGAATCTTTAATATTTCTTCCATCGGTTTTGACAAAGTTAAACAAAAAGCTTGTTCAAATTGCGAATCTTGAATATTTTTTGGAATATGTCTTTTGATATAGATAAAAGGAAGGTGTGTAATGTCATCAATTGGAGACCATCCCTGCTTGTCATACTTACGCATAAACTCCAGCTTTGACGGGTCAACTTTCATTATCCACTCAACTAATAACATTGCCTGTTCTTATTTTGGTTGTTCTCTTTGAAATTAAAGGGTAAAGGGCATAACGTATTGCATCGATATAATGATTATTGTTGTCAACAATTACCGGTAAAATGTCGCCACTTCTTTTATCAATCTTGTACGAATATAAAGAAAATTCCTTTATTGTTTCCTTACAATCTGGGTGTATTATTATCTTGTTAAAGTTTCTTATAAAGTTAATGCCCTCTTCAATTTTTAGTTTTGGTTCGCCTTTTATCTTTGGAAGTCCTTTTCTCCTTACGTGGCTTATGCTTTCTGGTCTTGCATTGTCCGCCCGGATTGTGAACTTCTCAAATTCAGGAATATGATTTAAAATAAAAGATGCTGTGTCGTCTAATTCTAATCCTACTTTTCCAGCCTCGTAGCGAATGTATAAATTATTTTCGTATGTAAATATACAAACTCCAGCGGTTGGGTCTTGACTGAAACCCCAATCTAATCCCTGTAATCGTGTCCATTGTGTTTGTGGCTCAAAGTAATCAATCTCAAACTTATCTTTGAATACCAATGCCTCAGACTTTTCATTATACCCACCGTTCCAAATATGGTCATAATCCTCAGGGCTTAATCTTATACGGTCTGAATCCCTTTCATTTTTTAATGTTTCCGGTAAAAATGGGTTTTGCTCTGAGTTGACGTGTACCAATACCATACCGGGTTCTGGTGTTTGAAAGAAAACATCTACGGGATCGGTGTTGCGCTCAGGATTCCAACTAAACCATATCTCTGAGCCTTCAGCTCTTATGGTTGGTCTAAGCAGTTGTAATGACTTTTTAGAAAGTGTTTGTGCTTCCTCAACCCACGCGATATTAAAGCCCTCTAATGACTTAATACTATCCGCTGTATGGTCTTGCATCCCTTGAAATAAGATAACTCCTTTTCCTTTTGTTGCTCTAATTTCTGATTGTGTGATTGTGAAAAGTGAAGAAACCCCCATTGATTCAATCTTTTCTTCAATAAGTCTTTTTGCTGAGAACTTTAAAGACTTTTGTATTTCTCTAATACAAACAACTGAAGTGTTTGGGTTTATAACCATTGCTTCTACAAGTGCCTCACCAAAGAAGTGTGATTTACCTGAGCCACGACCCCCTTTTGCGCCTTTGTAGCGTTTGGGTTTTAATAAAGGTTTAGCCCAGTTAGGAGTTATTATGTTCAGATTCATCAATTATTGTTCTTGTGATTGATGTTATCTCTTTGCCTTTAGTTGTGGTGTCGACACGGTCCGTCCATCCGTGGTTGCTCTTTAAGTTCATTATAGCAAGGCTTGGAACAATCTCTCCTTTTTTACCGTCCGAAAAGCAATTGGTTTCACAATTACGAGATATTGTGTTTTTATAAGGTTTTAGTGTTGGGAATTTATCTGTAATATAATCATATACATCTCTATATGTTTTTTGTTCTTTTGCCACTTCACCAATGAAGTCAAATCCTTTTTTTTCTGAAATGCAAACAGCTTCTTTTAAAAACTTCTCACATTCTTCAAAAGTCCAATGTTCACTATATTGATTTCCTCCAGCCATAATTTGCTATTTGGCTATAAAGTTACAAAATTATTTCAATATAGAGCATATCTCATAGTTAAAACTAAACCAGATTATAAATAGGGCAAATGTAATTATTGATAATACCACTCCCCAGATTATACCTTCAATAAATATTTCTTTTGTTTTCATAGGTTTAAATTTAGATTTATAGTAATCATTGAAACGCTGTTTATCTTGGTGTTACAACTGCAAATAGCTAAACCCTTTTGTAAGGGGTTTCAGGTTGTGTTTGCGTTGGTATATTTTGTCCTCAATCTCTTTTATCCATCCTCTGACGATTGCGGATTTTCGGGCGTTTTTTTTGAGTTCCTTTTCGCTTCTATACATCAATCCCCTGTGTTGTTTTATATCGATTATAGATGCTATCCGTTCACGGTCATAATCTGTTTCTTTTATTGATTCCCGGTAATAAAGATACTTCATTGAGTTCAATTGTATGTGGTTTTTTTTGTTTGATAAATCTAATCCGGTGTGTGATTCAATAATGCCTCTTATTTCTACTGGGGTCATAGTTTTAAAATAAAGTTAAGCTTTGTTTTTCAATTAAAGTCTTTGCAAAACCATAATCTTTAATATCCTTTTCCGCCTGAGCAACCTCTTCAATCCATTCTTTAGCTGATTTATAAAATTCTTTTTTAATCTCAAATCCGTGTCCTTTTCTTTTCTTGTTGATGCAAGCAACAATTGTGCTTCCTGAGCCAGCACACGGGTCTATAACTGTGTCGCCTTCGTCTGTAAATATTTCTATTAGCTTTTCAAGTAAAGCAACTGGTTTTTGTGTAGGATGTATTTTTCTCATTAAGGGACTTGAAATGTCGTCACGCTCCCAGTCAATGCAATTAAAAACCATTTTACCTTTATTATTAAATTTTGGTAATTTGTCTCGGTATAATAATAAACCATATTCACAATTACCCACGATTCTCATATTTGCTTTTAATACCTGAGCTGAAAAGTTTTTACGAAACACTACGTTAATATAGTTGTTTAACCCGTATCTTTTTGCAAGTTCAATCAAACACATTTGCTGGTCAAATGCGCAAAACATAATCATGCACGGTGCTTGTCCTTTTTCTTTTGGTTCTTTTTTAAGCATCTGACTGCAAAAGTGCATAAATTCAGCGGGTTTAAAGTTCTTGTCTGTATCAAAGAACTCTTTTCCGGCTAATGCGGATTCCCCGTTTTTATTGTCTCCGTCAATATACCAACTCGGATTTGAGCCGTAAGCATTGATTCCAATATTATACGGTATGTCAGCAATTATAAGTTGTGCCTTGTGGAGGTTGTATCTTTTAAAGTTCTGAAAGTGGTCGTTGTATATCATAATATTTTTTTTAGTTTTAATTAAAGCGAATATACAAAATTATTACAATATACAATATATATAAACGTTAAAGTTTTGATTAAAACATTCTTATTTATTTATAGTGTTCGATATTCAATTGCCCTGCCTTCCTTAGTTGCCCTATCAATACCATATTGCATTCCTTTGGAAATTCCTAAATCTGTATAAACAATTGTTTTTTCAGCTTCTTTTCCCCATATTAACCCAGCCTCTATTCCTAAGGTTCTTTGTAGTGTGTCGGTGTCATCTAATACTTGAGTGTACAATAAGTGCGAAAGGAAAGGTGCTTCATTTCTCATTAAAGAATCTAACATACATTTTTTAGCATAACTAATGTTCCTGTCTCTTAT